ATAAACTGGAGCATCAAATTCAAAGAATGTTACTGCAGAGCCATCAGCTGAAACTGTAATTTCTTCTGGTTGTAGGAATACCTCAGAGAATGGAAGAACTTTTTGTGTTGGGAGACCCAATTCCATTGTTCTGATTTGAAGCACAACCGGAACATTTGATTGATCAACAGTTCTAAAGTAAATTCCACATCTAGTGATGAAAACTCCTTCAGATTCTTCAACATAGAATGATTGTGCAATTGGATCCCATCTTCTTGGTGGTGGTGGGGGTGGTCTTCTTGGTGGTGGAGGTGGTGGAGGTGGCCATACTACTGTTCTAGATGCAATTACTGTAGAAGATACTACCTGAGTTCCTGTACTTCTTCTAGCATTTCTTTGTTGATTTTGTTCTACGAGATCAACTCTACCATTTCTAACAGATACGATATTTTCTTGTACAGTTTCTAAAGTACCAGATGAAACAAAAGATTCTGTTGCTGAAGTGGTTGCAAAATCTGGATCACCATCCTCATCATTGATCAATACAAATGATTTGGTTCCAGTCTCAAATCTTGGATTAACATTGACATTTGGATCTGGAATAAACAAACTACCAGAAACTGTAGCGGTAATATCAGAAATTAATCTAATAGCAGTTACTTGAGCTTGGGCTCCGCTTGTTCTTCCAACCAAAATCATTCCAGGTTCAGTATATCCACTAAACTGACCTTGAGCAATGTTTGAAAGTGAAAAATTATCAATGTTGAGAATTGTTGATGTTGAAGAATAAGTAGATCCAAGAGGTTGTCCAGTATATGGATTTTCTGGATACGTTAATTCTGGGGCATTATATGGACCATTTCTGTGATTTAACTGAGCAACCCTACATATAAGAGTTGGAAGATTTTCTCCAGAATCTGGATTCAATCCAGTTGTGATTACAGATCCATCAATAGTTTCTCCAACTTCAAATGTACCAGAAATCATACTAATCTCAAGTAGTTTTGGTACACAATAATTTGTAACATCAACACCATCAAAGAATGCATATACTCTTGTATTGGGTTTGATTCCATGAGCAGCAAAAGAGATATTTCTTGATCTCATGAACGGGATCAAATCTCTACTTACAACCCTATCGCCAACAGAAGTGTTGTCAATTTGCTCACTGAAGACTGCCCTTGTTCCTGATCTACTTTCTACTCCAGTGTCAATAACTTCAAGAAGTTGATCTTGGATAGTGTTGGTGGTCATGCCCCAACCAAACCACCTAGTTTGCGATCTGGTTCTTGTTGATGTAATTCTTTCTTGACCAGTCCAATTAGCAACCCAAGAATTCCAGACAGTTGGAGCAAATCCTGTTTGGGGATCTACATTAAGATTTCTTACTGCATCTGCAAGAACTCTATCATAATTACCTTCAACATTAATAAATTTGGCCTCAATTCTTACAGTATCTACCCAGGTGTCTGATGCTGGATTTAATTGTAAAGAACCTCTCCAGAAATTAAGAATGAATGGGGTAACACTTTCAGATCTTGTTCCAAAAGTTTGTTTTTTCCACTCAATGTCGGAATAATCAAGAGTAATAATATCATTTTTCTTTCTGACATTAATACCTTCTGGTTGAGTAAATGCAAGATCGGCAGCAGGATCTAGTCCAGTTATCGGACCAGGTATTAAATCAAGAGCATTTGTATAGTGAGCAGGTCTTAATTCTTTATTCTGGATATCAATACTATTTTTAAATAAAACAGTTTCATCTTGTGCAAGAAGTGATGTGAAGTTATCTACAAAGAAACCTGATTTAAATCTTGATAATCCATCAGCATCTGGAATAAAAAGATTTGCTGTATTCGTCTCTAATAATGACAGAGCTGTATAATACTCTAAACTCTTTATTCTTCTCTCTAATTGTCTAATATCAGACATTCTATATCTCTTGTTATCCAAGAATTCAATAGAAGCATCAGTTGTTGAATAGAGATATGGGGGTAATGATATTGATGCTAACTCAATCGCATCATCTACGATGACAGGTTTTTCTGGTTTCTCTGAAGGAGTTCCATATTTTACTTGGAAAACTCCAGTTTTTGTTAGATAAATTCTATCAATTCTTCCAAGATAGAATGAGAAAGATGCAATAATATTTTCATCTGATGCTAAAACATTTGCAGCAGAATTTCCCGATGCATCAAAAGATCTTCCATAAAACTCAAATGGAGATCTTGTTGCTGTAATTGAGTCATATTCAGAAACTCTAGGTCTAATATCAATTAAATCAGTGTTTCTATATCCATTAATAGTTTTAATTTCTCTAGAGTAATCAAAATTTTGATAAGAATTTACTGTAGTAATATCACCGTCATCTGAAGATTCATAATAACCAGTGCTAAAATAAACCTTTAATTGATTTGATGGTTCGGATATTGTACTCTTTCTTGAAATTGAACCATAGTCATAAATTGTTCCTTTCTGTCCTGTCTTAAATGTATAATCGGAGGATACATCAAAACTCTCTGCATCAAGAGTAGATACTACTGCGGAAGATGTAGATTCAGAGAATAAAACTGTTTCACCTTCTCTAAAAGTTTTTTTGTTTTTGTAAATAAATCCAATCTGTGTAGATGAAATTTTCTGAACACAAATTGCAATAGATCCACTTGTCTGTCCTACAAGTTCTTCTCCAATTATTAAATCTGAAGTTGTATTAGATGGTGTTGTTATTGATGATAAAATTGCTTTGGGAGAATATGCTTCTCCAGTATCAGCAGATTCAAAAATTCCATGAATCTCTACAATGTCTGAAACATTGAGACAAATTTCTTCGTCTTGTACTCTTGTCCCATATGGATAACTACCATATTGGAGGCCATCATTTAAAGTTGTTGTTCCAATGCCAGATCCTGCGTATTTAGATTTGTCAATTACGACTGAATTAACTCTATTTTTCCTTTTTACTTTTGCTTTGGGTTTGGTCTTTGTTAATGTTGTTATTAACGTGCAACCTGTATCATCTGATCCCAAGTTATAAATTTGAAGTTGTGATCCACCAGATGGGAAAGAAAACTTATCAGAGGTTAGTACTTCATAAGATCCGTCAGATCTAACTAAAGAATATCTTGAAGCAGTAAATGGTAAGAAAGTTTCATTAGTATCTGCAGATACCGGAACTGATAATTCTCCACTTGATATATTGACCGTAAATTCTTTTCTAATTGTAAGGGAAGAATTGGTTAAATCAACATTAGAAATATTGTTCTTTGGAAGTCTTGTATAAAGAGTATTGTCAGTAGAATCATCTAAGAAACTTGACAAAATTGTCAGGTCAGTTATTTCTAAGTTTGATGCTGGTAATGTAGAGTTTGTTACTCCTACAATAGATTCAACTTGCTCAACTTCCACAAAATTTGTTCCAATTGCAGTAACTTTTGCAAATACTGGATCGGATAAAGTAGTATCAGTATATTTAATAAGATCATTAATTTTCACTAATGTGCCTGGGAATACTGGGTTGAGACTTGTTACTGTACTAACACCACCAGAAATAGCACTTACAGTTGCAATTCCAATTACATATCTATCAGACTGAACTACGTCTGCAGAAAAAGTAATACCAGCCCCAACAACCCCATGTACAGATTTTACATTTGAAGTTCCATGTGCAGTAACTGCAACGCCAATTATTCCGCTATCAATACCATTAAAGGAGAAGGACTCGTTTGGAATAAATGATCCATTTGTATTATAAAGAGTAATTGATTCGCTATTTGATACATCAGAAAATAAGTATCCAGTAGCTCCACTATTAGCACCCTTCACAAAAGTTGGAGTAGAATAAGTTACTGGATAGTTTAAAGTAATTTCTGTTGTTGTTTGTACGTCAAATAAAGAAACTTCCCACTCATTTAAATTTCCATTAGTTAAAGAATAGGATCCAGAATCTAATCTAAAGTCATAAACTCTCGCCACTCCAATTTCTTTTCCTGCAGCAATTGTACTGGCAGAACCAACTCTTTCATCACGCAAACTTAAAACAAATGTATTACCAATTCCTACTTTTGGTGAACCATAGACTCTATTTAATTTAAATGTTGATCCAGTATTGTAAATAATTGATTGATTTGATAAAGTCTTTGTTGTTCTTGGTTTTTCAACGTCCAAATAAATTGATCCTGTTGTTTCTACCTCATATCCCTTGACAAATGCTTTTCCTGGAGCAACTTGATATAAAGCTAGACTTTCTTCTGGAGTAGAACCTGCAAATGTAAATTGGCCATCATTGTATATTCCCCTATTTCCCTTTCCATCATTTAGAGATTCTTTGACTGAGATATCAAAGGGTTTTACTACATAATCTCCAGATTCTGCATATGTTCTTCTTGCTAACTCATCTGCAATAAAAGATTTATCTGTTGTTTGTGGTTTTATTTTGATCGCGCCATCAATAATTGTAGCTAATTCAACAAAATTGTCATCATTAAAATCTGTAAGATTTTTCTTAAAGAGTCTTGCAGAAATTTTTAACCTATCTGCACCTGGAGCAGCATAGTTGTTATATCCTTGAGAATTGTCATTTAAATTTTCATCAAGATCTGAGTTAATAATTTCTTCAGTTATGTAAAGACCTACTCTATAACTTGGTAAATTGCCATATTGATCAAGTATAAGAGTTTCAGTTTTAATATTTAAAAATTGTCCTCTGATAAAATAAATTCCATCAAAAACACTAAATGATGATCCAGTTGAAGTTGCATTTTCTGCTTTTGTTATTGCAAACGGAGATCCTTGTGCAATAGCAGTGTTTCCAAGAAGACCACTTGTGATTGTTTCTGATGCTGATAAAGTTTCTCCATCGGAGAAAAATTCTTCAGAATTATTTTGTGTATTTGAACTTAGATAATTTACATAAAGAGTTATACTTCCGCGCTCAGAATCTTCTGGAAGCAAAACTTTGTCTACAACCGCTGTTACACCAGAAGTTTGTCCTGTAATTTTTAAACCAACCAATTGATCCGCATATGCAGATACTGGGACACCGAGGTAATTATTGTTGAGTTCTACTGCATAATAATACGGATTGTATACCGTATTTCCTGGAATTACTTTTGCACCTTCTTTAAAAAAGTGTTGTCCAAAAGTTTCAATCTGATTTTGAAGAATTGACTGTAACCCAGTTAATTCTCTTGCTTGGACAGGGTATCCTGGTTTAAAAAGAATTTTATGATAGTCATTATTTGCATCAAAATCATCAAAATATGGCGCTACATTTAAATTGGTTTGTTGTGACATAATTCTTTAGAACTGCAAAATGACTTTAATATCTTCTTTTTGATTGGATGACCTTGTAATTGAAGGTCTATTATCTGCATAAATTATATTTCCAGAATGTTTTTTAACTTCTGGATTTGCCAATCCACTTGTAAACGACTGACCAAGATAGTATGTTCTATTATTTATTATGGTAGATATACCCGTAAATGATGTACTAATGGACAAATTAACTGATCCGCCATTAATAATTAAACTACCTCCAGTTCCAGGAGAACTTGAAAATTCTGTAAGATCAAATCCATAAGTTGGATTTGTTTGTGCTGTTCCTACGGTGTTAAATCCAGCAAGAGTTCTATCTTGCCAATACTTTAAAACACCAGTTGTTTGATCATAACTTACAACACGACCAACGGCTGTTGTTCCTGTAGAAACTGTCTGTGTAATATAAGAATCTGGAGAAAATACTGCAGCACTATATCCAACTCCAGTCAATCTAATTGCATAAGTACCACTTACTTTATCAAGAGTTAGAATTTGATTTGAGCCAAATGCCTGAGGATTTTCTACAATACCAACCCTTGCAATTTGATTTCCAGTAATAAAATCTGGATTTTCATTATCATTTTCAATTCTTGAATACATTAAAACGCTATATGCACCCAATTCTCTATAAATGTCATATCCATGACCACCTTTTGGTGAAATAATAACATTAAAAGTTGGTCTAGTAGTTCCAGTTGGTACATTACCTGCAACTAAATCAACATTTCCGTAAGTATATCCAGAACCTTCGTTTGAGATTGTAATTGAATCTACTTGCTGATCGTTATTCACAACAATAGTACATTCTGCTCCAGTACCATCGCCTTTAATTGGAACTCTAGTATAAGTTCTATTTGCTGTTCCTACTCCAACTCCTTTATTTGTAATAGTTACAATTTTAATAGATCCATCAACGGCATTGTCTCTAACAGCAGCATTATCATCACCATTTATCCAGTCACTTGGAACTGGCATAAAATCAGTTGATTCAAATTTAACAATATCGGTTGGTTTGATGGTATACAAATATTTCCAAACATACCCATCACCACTAGTTCCAGCAGATTTGGGTTCTAAGTCAACAAAAGTTGGTTCATCAAGAGAAGGTTTACCACTTGGATTGTCTGGATCTGTTCCATTTTGCAAACAAATATAAACTTTATAGTCTTCATTAACTACGTAGTAATTTGCCGAATATAGATTTGTTGCACCAGAAACGCTTGCTGGATTTGATCTATTATAGTCATGTCTATACATGTCATAAGTTGTTCCGGAAGACCAAAATCTTTTGCGAACAACTTGTCTAACATCAGAAGCATTGATTTTTTTCAATGCAACAATAGTATCCCAATAATTATTTTCTTCATCAAAACTATCTTTTGGCGAAGGTGGATTTGTATCCCAATCGGATTGAATGTCAGTAGGATTTGTTAATCCAATAAAAGAATAATAAGAATTAGTAGAAGAACTTACTCCCGCTACAAAATTTTTCGCATTTAATATTCTAATCTGATCAGTTATAATTGCAGCCATTTTTGAGAGGGTTTTTACTTATTTATTAGGCATAATTTGAATACTTAAAAGCACTTGTTCTTTGAACAATTGTGCCTGTTGTAATTCCAACAAAACCAGAGGATGTATATGCATTATATGTTTCAGATTCTGAACGTGATGTTAACGTTATTCTACCCCAACTGTAATTACCATAGTAATTACTATTACCAATTCCGCTCAATCCATTGTAATCAGTTACGCTTACAACTGCTTTTGCAACATATGTAAGTCCAATTCCTGGAGCAGATGTTTGTCCAATTGATACGGAAATAACTTCATAGATGTTGTCTAAACAAGTAGATCCAATTCCAACTTCATTTCCAGTACTATCTATAGAGGTAACTCCATTACCAACATTTGAATTGTAAACAGCAAGATAATAACCAGTTTGAATTCCACTAATAGTAGTCACTCCAGTAATAGATGAATCTCTAAAGAATGATCCTTCTGGAATGTGAAGATCTAAAATTATTCCGGTTGAAACTCCAACACTAGTAGTAGTAACACCAATAATAATTCCAGAATCACCTTCATAAAGATCAACAGCGTTACTTTCTTTTGCAAAAGATGGCGATTCAATCAGAACAAGAGGAACATTGGAAGATGTATATCCAGTTCCAGGACCAGTAACTGTGATTGAAGTAACAATTCCACTTGTAATATATGCTGTTGCCTCAGCTCTTGCAGTTGTACCCATTCCTACAGGATTTTGGATCGTAACCGAAGGAGATGTTGAATACCCAATACCACCATCAGTAATACTAATTGAGAATATTGTTCCCAAACCGGAAACAATAGCAGTTGCCGAAGCAGAAACTTTTACTTCTTGAGAAATAAATGTTACATTGTCTTGGAAACTTAAATCACTGTTATTTTCATTTATTTGATTAAAGAATGGTCTAATATTATCAACTGAAATAATAGTAGTTCCAATACCAACAGACTGAATTGCATATGCAAATGGATTAATTGATGGTTCATATAGAGTTCTATCTTTACCAACTTCTTGTCCATTAATAATTTTATCCTCAGTCTGCCTACACCAAACAACAGGTCTAATTAAAGTTTCATCATCAGTTCTTCCTGGACCAAAATATGGATTTGTGGTAACATAATCTGTGGAGCTAATTTGAGTAACAGTTCTGGATTCTTCTTGGAGTGAAGCTGGTTGACCAAGATATGAATCATAACCTATTGTCAATTCATCACCAATTTTTACAGTTTCCAATATATCTCTTTCAATAACATCAATGGAACCGGTTCCCCTATAGAATAAAATCTTACAAGTATCGCCAAGTTTTGGAGCCTCTGTAAATGTTATTAAACTTCCACCGGAGAATTCATATCCTTCTCCTGGAACTTGTAAAATATCGTTAACAAACACTAATAATGCATCTTCAACGTCAATATTTGATCCTCTTG